CCAGTTGCGAAGATATTCGTCGTTGTAACAGAGTTCGATACGGCCAAGTTTGCGAAAGGTTGAGTTATGTTTGAAGATTGAATATTTGAAAGGGTGTTGCCAAAAACAGATGAAGGAACCGTCCCAACAATATTCGAGGCATTAATGTTACTCAAGGTGTTGCCGTAGATGAGGGAAGAGTTCACAACCCCAAATGTCAAATTAGATGCATTGAGATTTGAGATTGCACTTCCATTCCCAGCCAAGTTTAAAAAAACGTCAACATTCACTGGCATATTGATGATGGTTCCACCTTGACTACACATCTCTAGCTTTTACTGATATTATTATGAGTAGACCAACCAGCGCAACTCCGGCAATAATCATCATTTGTTTATTTTTATCATCTCCTGAGTTCCATGAGACTGGCGGAGGAAGACTGAGAGAACGGGACGGTTCATCAGGTACGAAGACTGTTATCAAACGTAAAATAAACATATTACGACCCATGTCAAGTGGGGGACTGAAATTCGTATCAATGAACACATTTCCATTATTCGGCTGCCTCCACGTGATGGTTAATCTATCAAGTTTATCGATGCGCGAAGGATAGTCTTGAAGAATTCGATAATTTGAATTATAAAATTCAGTATTTGTTGCCACTGTCGTATTTGTATCTGTCGCCAAGTTTGAATAAATTGCAAGAGCTCCACCCGCCACCTTGACTGGAACAACTGCAAATGAGCCATAAAAAGCGTTGGCGGTTGGGACCGATATGTTATGTATGGCAGAGGTGTTGCCGGTTGAATAGGTTTCAGCGAGATTAAGTGCGTCAGCAATGAGCGTCCGGGGCGTCCGGAGCTCTGCGATATCCAAAGTCAGATACTGTGAACTGAACACATTCGGCAACATAGCCGAAAGAACCTCCACCTTTGTTATGTTCTTGATGGGGGTTGTCAGATGCAGAGTATATGAATTTGAATTTGGATAAAGAGTTTGATTCCGATTATTGGAATCGACGTAGACTGTGTAGTCCATTCTAATAAATGCTTAGCATTTATTCTCAGTAAAGACACGTGTTTCTCTTTGCACAGGTGAATCTTATGGTCAAGTGGGTCGTTCCTGCAAGACTTACAAGATCTCCATTATCCTTGAAAATTGAAACAGTCAAATATTGAATCTGTCGAATAGGTTCGATAAATTCAACCTCACTGTTCCAGAAGGCTGAAACTGTAAAAACAGATCGCGGGTTCACCTGATCGGCTGGGAAACACACGAGTGAGGTTCGGAGCTGAGAAGCGTTTGAAGTTGCAGATGATGGATTTGGACCGATATTCGATGTCACTGGAAATGCATTAGTATTGCTATTGAAAGTCGTGATTGCCGTCTGTATTTGAGCCTTGTCGTTGAATTTGGACACGAGTTCATTCACATAGATGTAAATAACGGTTGTCGAGGTTGAGTTTGAACTTACAGTTGCTGACAAAAGCTCAGCCTTTACTACATTTCGTAATGGGATATCAATATATCCAACAAACGAATTGTTTGCAGCGGCTCCACGGGAGTCCACTTTCACAGTATATGTTTCGTACTGCTCGCATGAAGTACTCATTTCTATTAATCTATAGGATTATTTCTCAAGCAGAGAACCGCCAACACCGTCGGCAATTGTGTAATCACGCATCTGGTCACGGATCATTGCGGAACCACCGCAGAGACCACCTGGGGTCAGACCCACCGTGTAGTAATCAGCAGTCTCGGATGGACCTGGGACACAGTCAATACGATCCTTCTGGGAAAAGATGTCGCCATTGGTCTGGCGGGCTGCTGGACCGGCGTTGACAACCAGGGGCGAGGGCTCGTAGCCACTCTTGCCGCCCTGGACAACCAGGACCAGGATAGCCACGAGCAGACCTATGATGACAGCATGGATCAGCATCTTTCCAAACTTGAGCTTCATTTGTATTTTACTAATATTATTTTCGGGAAGGTCTGCGTTAAAGCTTACTCACATCATTTCTCTAAAAGTAGTAGGATGGCTGAAGTAACTTTTGAGTCCAGGTCTGGACAAAGTATGAATTTGAATGATGAGGAGGCGGCTCTGCTGGATGAAATTTCTATTCAGCCTGCTGAAAAGAGGGTCCCTCTTAAAGCGAAGCCTGCCCGCCCAAGTGTTTTTGCGAAGCGTGCACCAGGTCCTGCAGCTGCTCCCCAAGACGATGGTCTGGATATGTTCATGAATCCAGGCAAGCGCAGTGCACCTGCACCTCCTCCACCTGAGGAGTACGATGGCGGAGAGGAGGAAGAGGAGTACGAGCAGCAGGACCAACAGGGGTCTTATGCTCCCCAGACCCCGTCTGAGGGGTACAAGACGATTGAGGATGAGAAGGCTGATTTGTTGAATAAGATTTCTCGACTTTCCAAGAAGGGTATTGCAACGAGTGCCCGTCTAACAATCTACTCGGATATCGATGAGATTCGAACAGAGTACAAGCGGATGATCTATGGCATTGAGGTTGATCGCTCTGTCAAGTTTCAGCGTCGCATGCTGGTGGCTTGCGTGACCGGTCTGGAGTTCCTGAACGACAAGTTCGACCCCTTCGACCTCGAGCTGAACGGCTGGTCTCAGAATATGATGGAGAATGTCGAGGACTATGATGGAGTTTTCGAGGAGCTCTATAACAAGTACAAGACCAAGGTGAATGTGGCACCAGAGATCAAGCTGATGCTGATGGTTGGAGGCTCTGGTCTGATGTTCCACCTGACCAACTCTATGTTCAAGGCGGCTGTGCCCAACGTGTCTCAGGTTATGAAGCAGAACCCAGACCTGATGCGCAATATGGTTGATGCAGTCCAGAGGAGCCAGCCCCAGCAGTCCGGCTTTGGTTCCCCAGTCAACGACGGAGGTCGCCGTGACATGAAGGGACCAGGAATGGACTTTGGATCCCTGATGAGTATGATGGGACCTCCTCCAGCTATGATGACGCGCGCAGGAAATCATGGAGGAGATGACGAGTCCGTCTCTGACATCGTGTCCATCGATGCAGGCGGAGACCCAGAGACTCGCGAGGTGAACCTCAGCGACAAGAAGAAGCGAGGACCCAAGGCGAAGAAGAAGGAGGTTTCGATTTAAAGTTGGGGAACCCCAGTTTGAAGAGGGCGAAGTTCAATTAATTTATTTGTAATAAGTAATGGGATTGGCATATTGTCCAATAGATGATAGTTTGGTAGACAAGCCCCCAGTATATAAAAGAGATATGCCACCCATTCAAAAACCAGTCATGGACAATACAGAATGTAACTACATTGTTATGTTCTTCGTGGCTGGAGTATTTTTAATGGGTTTTATGGATTCTATGCGGAAATGAACAAACACTTGCCTTTAGGGACGGACTTTTTAGCTTCATCATCAGTTCCTGTGGAACTGAGTTCGAATCCCCCCTCCTTGTAAATCTTGAGGCGCTTGTTGTACATACTAAAAAACACAGACCATTGGTCAGCAATATCAAAAATCAAAGGATTGTTCAATTTTCCTTTGGTTTCTCTCATAATACGCCCAATAGACTGCTTGATATCAGACCGCGGGGTCGCTAAGATGACTGTGTCAAGCACGGGGATGTCTAGACCCTCGTGGGCGAGTTGAAAGGTGGCTACAACAACCTGTTTTTGGGCAGATTCGTTCAAATCACTTTCCTTCATTCCTCCGATATAGAGACCAGCCTTAGAGCCGAGTCTATTGAGTAAGACATAACAATGCTCTCTCCTGTCAGAGAGGATGAGTACCCGCCTGTTCTCCGTGAGAGCCTGGTTTACAGTGTCGATGATCAAGGCATTCCTGTCTTCAATTTCAGTCAGGAGAGTGGTCATACCAGCCATGTTAATCTTTCCAAACCGAGTTACGGGTGGCGCCTCCTTGAACGCATCGCATGCGTATTTCAGTGTTCTGACCTGCGTCGTTCCCTGATTGACCCGCTCAACCCTAAAGAACTCAGATCCAAGAAACCAGTAGAGGAGACGCGTTAAACCATCCTTCCTCTCTGGAGTTGCTGTGAGCCCGAGTGTATATTTTGGACAAATTTTAAACATAAATTGAGAAAAGGCGGGTGCTCCAATGTGGTGAGCCTCATCCACAATAAGTAAACCAACCGAGTCAAACACCTTGGCTTCAAACTCTCGCATGCACATTGTCTGAATCATAGCAATCACAAAGTCCTTTTCCAGGTCGAAAGTGTCCCCTTGGACCCTTCCGATGGTGGCACCCGGACAAAATTCCTTAATCTTTTCGACCCATTGATTGGCAAGGAACTCCTTGTGAACCACAATCATCGTTCGAACTTTCAGTTGTGCCGAAAGAGCCAAGGCGACCGTAGTCTTGCCAAATCCACATGGGAGCGAGAGAACTCCTCCCCCAGTCTCCTTGAAGGCTTTGACTCCTGCATCGAGAGCTTCTGGCTGTCGTGTCGCCTCTCGCAATTTTCCAACAAAATTGATCCCAAGGCAAGGAGTAGGATCTCTTCGGGAATCCTTGGGCGTCCCGAACTTGCTGATACCGTAATACCTTGGGACCAAAAGGGAACCATCTTTTCCGACACGAAATACTTTGAATGAGGGAGCTTGAATCCCCAAAGCATTCTCTATAGGTCTTACAGTGAGTTCCTTTTTAATCTCAGATGAATTTTGAACTAAAATTGAAAATCCCTGACGGGTGAGTGACATACTGTAGCTACACTCATTTTTTCTAAGTACATACTATATGTCTACGGCAACTTTCGACCCTTCGAACGCCACTGTAGTTGTGAATACAGCACAAGGCGTAACAACTTGGAGACCACCTTTTGCAACACAGGCACAGATTACTAGTTATGCAGATGGACTTCAGAATGTGTCTGCTCTCAGGAAAAAGGGAATGCTAACTCTTGTCGGACCTTTAACTCCTACTACAGATATAGCTTCAATAAGCACTGATCTCCCAGCAGTTCAGATATATAATATTCCAATTAATGATCCTCCTATATTTGCTGTAGTATATACAGATATCAATGGGAATTCTTCATTTTCATACAAAAATGATCCAAACAATGTTATTCAACTTGTGACAAATGGTTCACAGATTCCACCAACAGTCCAGCA